GTTCATGGTCTACTCGCGATTGGTCGACGTATTCTGCTACGACCAGCACGAAAACAACGGAAGAAATCTTCACTAACAGGAAGATTGATACGGATCTCAATCCGTTTGGGGTTCTAGTTCGCGAGAGTCGCGATAGCGCCGCAAATCCTAACAGCACTGCCGTAATCGTAGGAGTCGATGTCACTGGCAGCATGGGAATTATTGCTGACTACCTGGTCCGCACCGGCATTGGCGTCTTCTTTGAAGAGCTCCTCAATCGTAAGCCAGTGACAGACCCCCATATAATGATTATTGGAATTGGTGATGCGAAGTATGATTCCGCGCCATTGCAGGTTAGTCAATTTGAAGCTGACCTTACCATTGCCAAATGGCTTGAGAAAATCTATGTCGAACACGGCGGTGGCGGTAATAGTATCGAATCATACGAACTGCCTTATTACTTCGCCTATAACCACACTTCTATTGATTGCTTTGAGAAGCGCGGAAAGAGAGGGTATATCTTCACAATTGGGGACGAAGAATGCCCAGAGAAGGTTTACGCTGCCGAAGTGAAAAAGGTAATGGGCGATGACATGCCGCAAGATATGACCTTCGAAGACATCCTTCAGAAGGCTCAACAGATGTATAACTGTTATCATATTATGATTGCTCAAGGTAATCATGCTCGTTCTCGAGGCGATCGAGTCAAGTCAAGTTGGCGCGATCTATTTGGCCAGCGCGCCATTTGGTTGGAGGACTACACAAAACTGTCAGAAGTGATGGTCAGTCTTATCCAAGTTGCCGAAGGAGAAAAGAGGGCGGATGTCATTAAGACATGGGATGGTGATACCGCAATGATTGTTACTCGTGCCTTGGTTGGAACGGAGAATGATATGATTGTTCCTGATCATGTTGGTATTGCGACTCCGCGAGGAGTAACTAGGTTCTAATTATTTGGGTATCTATGGAAGGGTGTTCTGTTATATAAGTATATAATAAGAACAACCTTCCAAAGGATAACACAATGAAGTATGGCGTCTTAAACCCTCATTTTGATTTCTATAACTGTACAGAAGAGCAGGATTTCTATTCGGATTTTGTTGATGAAAGCATTCAAATAGCAGGAACAGAAACACTTTTTATTCCAAAAGACTATGCCAGTATAGACAGCATTCTAGGTGAACCGTTTCAAACGCTATATACTCGTTTCTTTCCATTGGCAGCCGTCCTTACTACTCCAGAAGGATATGGAGGAGAAGGGGATATGATGAGTCAATTTGGAATGAGATTTGCAAATACGAGTGAGTGGGTCATCAGTAAGAGACTGTTCAGGGAACTAAAGATTCCAGGTAGAGATGTACGACCGCTTGAGGGTGATCTTCTTCTTATTGGGCCTACACTAGGGCAGACAACGTATGTTGATCCGCAGTTTACCTATTCGATGATGGAGATAACCTATGTCAAACATGAGGCTGTTAATTGGCCTTTAGGTCGTTACTATGTCTTTCAAGTTATGTGTCAATTGTATGTTGCTTCTTATGAGAAATTCCAAACTGGGCATCCTGATATAGATTTAGAAAACTCACAATACAGCAATGCCGCAGAACTCAACATTGCGGCAAATAAAGATTTTGATGATAAGCGATCGGAACTGGTTGATTTTTCAGAAAATAATCCACTCGGAAAATTTTAAGGATAAGAGCATGAGCGGAAGACAGAATTATTTCTACTACAATACAATAAAAAATTTAATTACCGCTTTTGGAATTATCTTTAGTGATGTGGTTTATGTTAATGACTTTGGAAACACCATTAAAGTTCCACTTCATTATGCTCCTCGTGAAAAGTTTATTGAGTTCATTCAGGTTAAGACCGATTATGACGGTGCCGTTGATACAGACACGACACTTCCTCGTATGGGATTTGAATTGACGTCTATTGATTATGACAGTTCACGCGCATTAAACCCAATGAGCAAGATGAAGGATACGGCAGACATTAATGGTAACTATATGTATAACCGAGTCCCATATATGTTCACATTCATGTTATACATTGGTGCTCGAAAGTTTGAAGACAGTCTAAAGATTATCGAACAGATTGTGCCATTTTTCACTCCGGAAATGAATGTAAGTATTCGTGATAAAAATGATTTTGGAATTGCAACCGATGTTCCATTCATTTTGAATAATGCAGGATTCATGATTGACTGGCAAGGGAGTTTTGAAACCAGACGAACTGTTTTATGGACACTTGATTTCTCAGCCAAAGCCTTTTTATATTCTAATGTTAGAGAACAGAAGAGAATCAAGGAAACCATTCTTACCATGGAAGATAAAGATTTTGCAAGGGTATATGAATCCTTTGTAAGTGAAATATCTCCAAGAGATGCTAATAGAGAGGATCCGCACACTGTTTATGACCGCGCCTTTGATGGTCCGCCTCCGACAAAACTTTCGTTTGATATAACGGCTGGGCAGTCAACAGAAGTAGACTCTTCTGACGATGAACCGTTTACCGTATTATTATTGACACCAATTTTCCACGGTCAAACGGCACATTTGGTTGAAACACTGTATACCGGAAGTAATACGTTCGACCTAAGCCTGAACGAAGGTGACGAAAGTACACTCAATCTTTAACCAATGAGGTAGCCGGATAATATGTTCAAACCTACCTTTCTATATATCAAAACTCATAGTGTCACGGGGTTGAAGTATTTTGGCAAAACTACAAAAGATCCTTTTAGGTATAAAGGTTCAGGAGTCTATTGGGTTCGTCACCTAAAAGTCCATCGGAAATAATGTGATGACAGAAGTTATTGGGCTTTTTGACGATGAACATTTGTGTAATGAGGCTGCTCTAAAGTTTAGTAAAGAACACAACATCGTTAAAGATGATGGGTGGGCAAACCTGATGAATGAGGCCGGGATAGACGGCATAACAAGTGAAAAAGCCTCAGAAATTCAAAAATCGCCTGTTGCATTAGGAGTTCATAACTTCCAGGGAGAACGAGGAACCGAACTTTACAGAAGAAGGGTAGAATACGGGTCTCATCCTTTCGGAAGTGACTTTTCAAAAAGAGTTCAAAAGTCTCGTTTAGAACAAGGATCTCATCACTTTCAAGATTTTCACTTTCAAAGTGAGATGGGTAGAAGAAGCATTGTTTCTCAGAAAGAAAGTGGTAAAAGTCCCTTTCTTACCGGTGAAGTTGGAAGAGCAAACAATCAAAAAATGCTCAATGATGGAACCCACCCCTTCCTCAATAAAGAGAGACAAAAAGAGAGAGCGATAAAAAGAACGAAAGAAGGACATAACCCATCCTCTCGGAGAATCTGGATCTGAAATAGCAAGAAGAAACAATGCTGCGATGCTTTCAGAAGGAAGACATCCTTCACAAATCAAAGATAGATGTATCTACTGTGGAAGAGTGTATTCTATTGCAAATATTGTTCGATATCATAATGGTAAGTGTAAGATGAAACCTTTGGAGGTTATATGAAAGTTGTGGCGATCATTGGGCTTGGATATGGTGATGAAGGCAAAGGGATGTGGGTTGATTACCGTGCAAGGACCAACAATAATCCGCTGGTTATTAGAGCCAATAGTGGAGCTCAAGTCGGACATACCGTAGTCCGAGATGATGAGAGACATATTTTTAGTTCTCTTGGTTCGGGTACTCTTGCTGGTGCTCCAACATTATTCACTCGATACTCTGTTGTTAATCCTATCCTTTTCATAAAGGAAATAACGGAAAGACACCCAGGTATTCCTTTCCAGTTGTTTGTTGAAGGAGACACTCCTGTCTCAACTCCTTATGATATGCTGCTCAATCAAGTAACAGAAGTCCGTAGAGGAGACAATAGACATGGCTCTTGTGGAATGGGGTTTGGTGCAACCTTAGAGCGAGAGGAGAACTATGTTCCACTTCACTTCTCTGATCTAGCCTCTGTGACCCTACCAAGTAAAATCAAGAAAGTCAGAGAATGGTGTCTTAGTCAGTTAGGTGATCCACAATACACTGATAATGGTTTTGTCAGACAGGTTTATGAATACTTTAAGAATGATACAATGATGGAATTTTTTACAGGCGATTGCAGGGTATTCAGAGCGAAAGCCAGACCTTGGAATCCAAAACTTCTAGAGAACTACGACACCTTAATCTTTGAGAATGGGCAAGGCCTGCATCTCGACCAAGAGTATGGTGTTTTCCCTCATGTCACTCGAAGCAATACCGGTTTTAGGAACATTGGAAAGTTCCTTAAACGTCATGGGTTATTCAATAAAATTGATGTTATGGTCGATTATATAACCCGCTGCTATACGACAAGACATGGTGCTGGACCACTGCCGTATGAAAGAGATAAACTCGCTGGGATTGTGGTTAACGATCCCACCAACATCTATAATGGATATCAACAGAATCTTCGTTTTGCTCCACTAAATTTTCGTGCTATGCACGATGCCATGATCTGGGATAGAAAGGGGTTTCCTTCTTTTGTAGAAGTAAATAAAATTATAACATGTTGTGATC